ACTGGCCGGTGGGCGGTCTGCCCGCCGACGACCCGGCCCTGGATGGCGTGAAGCGCGAGATCGCCAGGCGACGCCTGGCCGTCGACCCGCGGGCCGCCTGCGTCATGTATCTGACTATCTACAAGGTGCAGACCGGCGAGGTCAAGGCCGTGGCGTGCGGGGCCGACCTCCAGCCCATGGTCGCCGTCAAGAAGGCCGTCGAGGACCTGGTCGACCAACTCGGCGAGATCGTGGAGCCCGTCAAGGTGGCCCGCGTGAACCCGGAGACGGGCGTGGCGGTGCTGGACATCGGGTCCGACAGCGGCGTCAAGCCCGGCGACCAGTTCGTCGTCGGCCCGGCCGAGGCCCCGTCGGCCAAACTGGAGGTGATGGTGGCGGCGGGCCTCTCGAGCACCGCGAAGGTGGCCGAGGGCGAGAAGGCGGCCGTCAAGGAAGGGCAGGTGGCTCGCCCGCTGACGCCGGGGTTGGCGGCCGGAGAGACACCGCCGCCCGCGAAGCCGCCCGCCGCGGTGCCGGCGCCCGCCCCAGCCAAGACCGGCGGGTAGTCGCGGGTCGGCTCGAGGAGTCCGCAGCGCGCCAGGTCAGCAGGCCCGCCGCGCGAACACAGGGCAATGGCGCTGCGTCCAAGGCTCGGGCCATGCCGCCGTGGAGAAGGCTCTGGCCGCGTTCCAGACGCGGCGCCTCGAGCGAAGCGGTGATTTGCCGCAGATTTGCCGCAGTTCGCCCTTGACATCGCTCGGCCGATAGTTAGGATGAAGTGTACAGACCGCGGGGTGGAGCAGTCCGGTAGCTCGTCGGGCTCATAACCCGAAGGTCGCAGGTTCAAATCCTGCCCCCGCTACCAGCCCCTTCACACTGGCCTCGGAGGCGCCCTCCGTGGCCAGTGTCCTTTCCACGACGGTCCCGTCCGGCCTGAGAACCATCGGGCCGACCCACCGGTCCACGAACTCCCGCAGTTCGGCCGTTGTGGCGGCAGCGGCCAGGGACCCCTTGGCCTCGTCGAGGGCCTGCCTGACGGCGTCGGCGAGGCGTTCCGTGCCGTCGTTCGCCTCTTCCGCCAGTTCCGACGTGGTCTTCTGTAGCCGCTCCCGCTCGGCCTCCTGTTCGCCAAGTTGGCGCGAGATGGCCTTCTTGGCAGCCGGGTCAATGTCCGGGTCGCATAGCAGCCTCGTCAGCGACCCGACCTTCTTCTCGATGTCGGCCAGTTGCCCGCCGATACGCCGCACCTCGCCCCTGTTCTTCCGCATCAGCTTCCGGGCTTCTTCGGTGGCCTCTTGAATGATGGAGTCGGCGTCCTCGAAGAGGTCCTTGAACGTCCTGGCCACCTCTTGCAGGAGCAGGTCCTCGCGGATGCTCGCCGTGTTCTCGCACGCGTCAGGCCCGTGGCGCTGGCGGCAACCGCAGCCATAGTAGTGGTATTCCCCCTTGGCGTTCTTGCTCTTGCGTCGGTAACAGATGCTGCCGCACGTCTCGCAGAAGATCAGGCCCGTGAAGGGCCGGGCTTCGGACCTTAGGTACGGCCCGCGCCGCCCCCGGCGGCGACTCGCAAGCCGCCGCTGGGCCTCCTGGAACTGCTTGTCGTCGATGATCCGAAGTCTCTCATCGTGGTGCACCAGGTGGTCGGCCTCGGCGTTCCGCACCGCCACGCGCCGTCCCGTGCGCTTGTGGACCTTGAACCGGCGGAGGTTGTATGCAATCCGGCCGGTGCAGATGCTGTTGACCAGCATCCCCCTGACGCCCGTATAGGCCCATCTGGAGGCCCTTCGCGGCGAGATGCCACGGCTATGAAGCCGGCGGGCGATCTCCTTGCAGCCGGCGGACTCGGTCGTGTACGTCTGGAATACCCATTGGACGACCGACGCCTCCTCGTCGTTGACTTTCAGGCGGTGCAACCCGTTCTCCGCCTCCTCGATGCTGTACCCATACGGCGGCGGCCCGCCCGTCCAGGCGCCCTGCTCGAACCGCTTTACGAGGCCGTCCCGGGTACGCTCGGCCAGCACGCGGGAATAGTGCTCGCTGATGACCAGGTGCATCCCCCTGGCGAGGGCGTCCTTTCCTTCCGTGACGCTGGCGACCTCGACGCCGCAGTCCTCAAGCTGGGCGATGATGGCGCTTGTCTCGGCCAGGTTGCGGCCAACGCGGTCGTACTTGTAGACGAGAACACGCTCGATCTTGCCGTCCACGGCATCGGCAAGGAGTTGCAGAAGGGCCTCACGGCCCGCCACCGCCCTGCCTGTCTTCGCCCGGTCGATGTACTCCAGCACGCCGGCGGGCTCCAACCCACGGCCGCACGCTTCCAGTTGGACCTCGATGGACGTGCCGCCGTCCTGGGCGTGGGACGAGTACCTCGCGTAGACGGCTGTTTTCTTCGTCATCTTCCGTCCTCCCTTCCTTGCAGGATTTCAACCGCCCGCCGGGCCAGGACCTTGACGAGCCATTGCCGCATGGCCCGCCGCTCTTCAGGTCCCCGGCGCACGTTCAGCAGGACAGGCCGCCCGGCTTCGTGCGCCAGACGATCCTGCCTCTTCCCGCAAGGGATGCAAGGGGATTCCGAAAATTCGTCCATACCATCCGCCAAAACATGGAACAGCCCTTACCAATTACTTACCGGAGTGACGAGGGAAGCGCCGGGAGAAAGTGCGAGCCCGCCCGGAGTGCCAACGAGTTCGGCCTACACCCTTGGGCAGGCTTGACGCTGGCCCCACAGGACACTATCTTGTTGCATGTTGGAGACAGCCGGGCTTTGTCCGGCGGATGCGCCGGGAGGAGCCACACACAGACAGGTGAGCAATGCCCCCATATTACCTGACCGCCCAGCTACCGTATATCCTGTTGGGCACTGACGCCATCAACGACCCTGACCTTGCGCTTGATCCCAAGCTAACCCATGAGAAGAAAGCCCGCGTATTCTACCAAGTGGACTCGCAAGTTGTCGCGGAGAAGCTGTTGGACTTGTTCAAGTACGGCACCCCGGCCCCCCCGGCCGATATGCAGGCCCCCATCGGAACGCCCGAGGCGTTGAGGAATCTGCTCGAATGGGCAGGCCAACCTGTCTTTGGGGTTGTCGACGTGGCAGAGTTGGACTGGGCCCAACGTGTCTTCTGTCGAGAGAGAATCGAGGTATTGGAGAAGATCGAGGCGGTCGGCGACTGGGACCCCGGCGTGTGGGCTGAAGGCGGACTGCCTCATGACAACCGGACGCAGACGTTGATGCGTCTGCGCTGGCAGGCACGGCAATGGGAACCGCTGGTCCGTGACGAATTGGGGGTTGACAACAGCGACAGGGACGCCGAGATAGCAACTGGCGGCAAGCCAGGGGATGAGGCCGTCGCTGTGTGCCAGGGCAAACTGGTGGCTAGCCCAGTCATGCCCGAAACCGAGTACTTCCTGTGGATTACGCTCGGGGCTGGGTGGACACCAGAGGAGATCTGCTTCTACTCCCTGAGGGACTTGAGCGATGCGAAGCTCGTCAGCCGGCTCTGCAGACTGTTTGAGATGAAATACTCGGCCGACGCCACGGAGGTTCCCCCATGGGACCAGCCGGCTTTCAGCTACACTGCGGTAACCGATCTGGACCCGGATCGCGTACTCCTACTTCGAGAGGAACTCGCGGGGTTCCGCAAGCCACACATCTGGGATCCCAATGAGGCGGTCAAGAGCTTCAACACTCATGTCTATGTAGTCCGCGACAACGAGAAGATTGCTTCGCTCTGCTTTCAGCAGGCGGCGGTGTGGGAGGAGGCACTTCGGACTGAGAGGCAGCAACCTTGCGGTGAAAAGTCATCGGAGGACGCATTACATGACGAGACAAGCGTCCGATCATGTGTCTTCTCTATTCGACGCTGTACTGAAGCGAAACCACATCTTCGGCATTTGCTTAACGCTATCAAGCGACACAGGCTTGTTTTCCTTTGGTACGCGCAGGCTAGGTGCTGGATTCCTTGGGGACGTGGACGGTGGCAGATACTGGACAGGAGTGAAGTGTACGACCCAGATGTCTTCAAACAACTTCGAGGAGAAAAGTCTTTACCAGCCGAAGTTCTCTTGAATCACGCCAAAGGCATTGAGGATTTTGTGTATAAAGCCTACGAATTGTTTGGCACAGGGGCTGGAGGTGCCAAGATAGATCCTGAAGGGTGGATGGAGGGCGGGGAGTCCGAATACTGGCCCCAATGGCTGATCGGGATAGACGGCGTCGCCCCCCTTGAGGCAAGTTCCGATGAGATTTGCCGACTTGCCATAACTGTCCTAGGACAACACCCGTCGGACTGGGCCTGCATCGGCATCGTTGAGAAATGCCGAGGCGTGGCGCGCCCGGGTTTTCCGAGGTGGTCGACAAACCGAGTGTCTTGGCAATACCTGGAAGAGCTGGATAACGCGATTGTCTCCTTGAACCATGCGATTTGGGAGGAAGAGACCAAGTCTGGTAGTGGTGGGCCATCGCAGTCCCAACAGATGGCCGAAGCAGGGGGAGCAGAAACCCAGGACGCGGCCAAGGGAACCATCGCCTCGTCTTCGGGGCCAACCCGCACGGCGGCTAACGGCGGGGTGGAGGCGCAGCAAGCCGAGGTCCGTACCAATGGAGCAGAGGCACTAAACGCCTTGCTCGAAGATGCGAATTACTGCCTGATGGCCCTCGGGGACATGCGCCAGGACTACCTCACAATGGCAGCAGCGGAGTCCCGCATGGAAGGTGGCGGTGAAGACTGGCACTTCGCAGACGACCATGACAAATCAAACTACCGAGAGGCGAAGCGACGGGTCGATTCAAGGATGCGCGTCTTACCCGAACAACTACTTGGAGTTCTCAATTGGGGACTCCAGCACGGAATGGATGTGGCCAGAAACTTGGGCTGGCTCATCAGCGACAAGGCATCGAGTGGTGTGAAGGCCGACGATTGTGCACGCTACGAACTAGATGTTCGAGCCGTGACGAACGCAATCCTTGTTGAGCAAACGCGCGAACGAGGGGCTGGGACCCGCGGTGGGGCCAGGCGGAAGTCACGCAAAGCCGGAACCGCCCACGTGGATGTGCCTGCCGATCAGTGCTACGGCGAGCTGGAAATGGATGGCAAAGGACAGTTTGTGCTGAGGATATTGCTTCGCCGAGGAGACCAGCCAGGCAAGAGGCCTGAAGTCTGCAAGCCCATCTTCCTCCAAAAACAGGCGTACAGGATTTTGGCGGAGGGGATTGAAAACGCCAGGAGACTCTGGATAAAGACTGAAAAGATAAACGCCAGAAACGATGGCGACCCAAAACGCGCTTTGGAATGTGAGCCCCCTCCTGGCCACTGTTTCGATGTCGAATGGAGCCAGGATGACCTGGCGTTTATTCTCTGCAAGAAAAAGCGTTTCAAAGACCTAGGAAGTGCACAGCCGGACGCCATCAAGTCGGCCATGCGACGGTTGAGAAAACTGGTGACCTTCGACAAGGACAGGAAGTGCGGCTTAGTGTCTGAGGCGAACGAAACCCACACGCGGCGAGCGACCATTCGGCTACGCCTTCAGGGAGCGGGCCAACCGTAACCCAAGTTACCCCAAGGTTACTCCTGAAGTAACCGCGTTACCCTGAAAACTGCGAAGCATCCTTTTTTCTTTTCTATCCCCAATCGCCACACCACAAATGAATTCGTGCACGCCGCATAGTCGCGGCGTGTTTTTTTTCGGCCCATTTCAGACAGGTTACCCCAAATCGCCCCCTCCGCGAAAGCCATGCGGAGGGGGCGAACACGGCTCATGGTGAGCCGTGCCAGTTGTGGATGTCGCCCTCCGGCGACCTTCCTGCAACCTTTGCCCCTTGATGCGGTCGTTCCGGCTCTCGCCGACACCCACACCCCCTCCTTGGCCACGAGGAGGAGCAAATGGGTGTCAAGGACATCGGCGAGTATGCGGAAAAGGTGATTCGAATCAAGGCCCGGCAACTGGTCGGAAAAGCGGGATTCACAGAAGCCGACCGCGAGGACTTGGCCCAGGAGATGCGACTTGACCTCTGGCGTCGTCTCCCGAAGTTCGACGCCAAGAAGAAGGTCAAGATCAACACCTTCGTTGCCCGCGTGGTGGAACACAAAATCGCGTCGATCATCGAGGCCAGGAAGGCGGGGCTCCGGGACTACCGCCGCCAGCGGTGCTCGCTAAACGACCCCCTCAAGACTCCGGCCGGCAAACCGGCCGAGCGCGGCGACACCGTGGATGAGAACGAAAGGTGGCGGCGGACGGGTTGTCCGAGCCGTTCCGCAAAAGACCTTCGGGACCTGGCCAACGACGTTGCCGCTGCCATCTCGAACCTTCCGCCGGACCTCCGCGACCTTTGCTACCGGCTCATGAACCAGACGCCGACTGAGGCTGCACAGGACGCTGGCATCCCTCGCGGGACGCTGTACGAGTCAATCGAAATGCTCCGTCGCCGGTTCGAGAAAGCCGACCTCCGGGAGTATTTGTAGAAACCCCCGGCGCTTTTCCGTCGCCTCCGGTAAGTAACAAACAGGCCTTCACAGTGCCGCAAAGAAAGGACCCGCAATGCCCAAGGAAATCTACAGATACAAGTTCACCGAAGGCGTGTCGCTCCGAGACGTTGAGGAGACCCTGCTCCTGGCCGTTTTGGCAGCAGAGTCTTTGCACGGCCAGTCTCGTGTCCGCCTGGACGCAGGTTACTCCATCGAGAAGGACAAGCCGACCTGCGTCATCGACGCCGCTACGGATGTCGGCCGCGACATCAGCCGCATCTTCACGGGCCTCGCCATCCGCGAGTTCGGCGAGGACGCCTTCCAGGTCGAGCGCATCGAGGGCGCGCCCAAGCCGCCGCAGGCGGAGGTGGCCCCATGCTGAGCGCCACAGCCCAAGACCCCACCGTTCGCATCGACGCCGAGTTCACGGCCCTGATCCCGCAGATGGCCGACACCGAGCGGAAGCAGTTGGAGGCCAACCTTCTGGCCGATGGTTGCCGCGAGCCGCTTTGCGTGTGGCAAGGGCAGAACATCTTGTTGGACGGGCATACCCGCTATGGCATCTGCCAGCAACACAAGATTCCTTTCAAGACGGTGACGATCGCGCTCGCCGACAGACGGGCCGCAACGCTCTGGATAATCCGTACTCAGCTCGGCAGGCGCAACCTGAAGCCCGACCAGGCGAGTTATCTCCGGGGGCTTGAATACGAGGCAACCAAGCGGGCCGGCCACAGGCCCACGAAAGGTGCGCAGAATGCGCACCTTAAGACCGCCCAAACCCTCGCCCAGCGGCACGGCGTTGACCCCGCGACCGTTCGCCGCGACGCCGTCTTTGCCCGTGCCGTCGATTCCCTTGAGGCTGGCCCGGTGCCTGGCATCAAGGCCCGCGTGCTCTCTGGCGACGGCCCTCCGAAGGCGGTGGTGGTGGAAGCCGCCAAGATCGCCAAGGCCGAGCCGAAACGGGCGGCAGCCATGCTCTCGGCCCCGAAGCCGCACGTCAGCCAGAACTCGGGAGATAACGAATGGTACACGCCGGCCGAGTACATCCGCGCGGCCCGCGCCGTGATGGGCGGCATCGACCTCGACCCGGCGTCCACCGCTGAGGCCAACGAGGTTGTGGGGGCCTCGCAGTTCTTCTCCCAGGGGCAGGACGGGCTCAAACAGAAATGGAAGGGCCGCGTCTGGCTGAATCCACCCTATGCCAGCGGCCTCGTGGAGCGCTTCGCTGAAGAACTCATGGACGCTATCTCATCTGGAGAGGTGAGCGAGGCGTGCGTCCTTGTGAACAACGCGACGGAAACTCGTTGGTTTCAGCGTCTCTTCTCAGCCGCCGAGGGCGTGTGCTTTCCTGCGGGGCGCGTGAAGTTCTGGCACCCGCGCAAGGTAGCCGCGCCCCTCCAGGGCCAGGCGCTCCTCTACTTCGGCAAGAATTGGGACGCTTTCACCGAACAGTTTGAACACTTTGGAGTTCTGTGCTTTGTCGCACGTCCCGGCGAACGCTTTTGAGCATCGTCTTGCCATGGGCAAGGTTGGCGAGTCACTGATCGCCCGCTGGCTCATGCGCAAAGGGTACAACGTTCTGCCCGCCTACGAGATTGCCGAGCCGGGATACAAAGGGCCGCGCATTTTCTCGGCTGAGCGAGACCTGGTGGCGCCCGACCTTCTGGCTTTCCGGCAGAAACGGGTGCGCTGGGTGGAGGCGAAGTCCAAGGCCGCGTTCACCTGGCATCGGCTGTCGGGCACGTATCAAGACGGCATCGACAAGCGGCACTGGCTCGACTACCTCGAACTCCGCCGCCGGGTGCCCTGGGACCTCTGGCTCCTGTTCCTTCATGCACCCGGCGGCTTGGCCAAGGACAACCCCGAAGGCATGGTGCCGCCAACGGGGCTTTTCGGCGGCGAGGTCCTGCGACTGGCCGAGTGCATCGACCACGAGTCGGACCGATGGGGCAAAGGCGGCATGGTGTACTGGCAATGCAGCGAATTGATGCGGGATGGAAAACCGCTCGCCACATACGAGGAGGTTTGCATCGAGGCGGAGGCGTGAAACGTGCCTGAGTGGGGTCGTGTCAACCGAAAGCACCCTTGCTGTATCTGCGGCAAGACCGACTGGTGCGGCACCAGTCCCGACGGCACGCTTGCGTGCTGCATGCGCGTCAAATCCGACCGCCCGGCCCGAAACGGCGGGTGGTTGCACTCCATCGCTGGCGCGCCGCCCCCTCCCATTCCGCGCGAGTACGTCCCGCGCCCGCCCCGGTGCACGCCGCCCGACTGGCCCGCGTTGCTGCGCCGGTTCGAGCGAGACACGCGGAAGGCCGAGGTCGAACGCCTGGCTGCGGGCCTCGGCATCTCGCCCGACAGCCTAAGGCGACTTGGCGTCGTGTGGGCAGCGCCGCACCGAGCCTGGGCCTTCCCGATGTGCAACGACAAGCACGAGACCATCGGTATCCGCCTGCGGGCTGAGAGCGGGCGGAAGTGGGCCGTCGCCAACAGCCACAACGGCCTGTTCTGGCCGGACGATCTGGTGGGCACCGGGCCGCTGCTTCTGGCAGAGGGGCCGACCGACGTGGCAGCCCTCTTGGACCTCGGCTACGACAGCGTGGGCCGGCCGTCATGCGCGGGTGCCGTCGAGATGGTCGTCGAGGTCGTCCGCCGCCTGCGCCGACGCGACGTGGTGGTCATGGCGGACGCTGACTCATCCGGCATCGAGGGTGCCGGCCGTTTGGCCCGGGCGCTCACTGAGGCGGACCATAGGCCAAAGGTCGTCCGCCCACTGAAAGCCAAAGATGCAAGGGAATGGGTGCAGGTGGGCGCGACGCGAGCGGTCGTAGACGCGGTTATTGCCAGCGCCCGGTATTGGAGGGTGCCCTGTGGCTGAGTGGATTCCGTGGGTGAAGGGCCTGCCGCTGAAGCCGGAGATCGCCCACCTGGCCCGACTACTGAACATCTCGCGCTACGAGGCGGCCTGCCGGTGCATGGCCGTCTGGGAATGGGCGGACGAAAACACGGTCGATGGTAACGCACGTAACGCGTTACCAGCGTTACTCGATGACGTGGCAGGTGTAACGGGCTTCGGCAACGCGCTGCTCGAAGTCGGGTGGCTGCTGGCCGACGACGAGGGTCTCATCTTCCCGAACTGGGAGCGCTGGAACACGAATTCAGCCAAGAAACGGGCACAAAGCCGCGAAAGACAGCGGCGCTTCAGAAGCAAGCACGACGACCCTGTAACGCAAGCGTAACGCGTTACGCGCGTTACTACAGTACAGGACAAGACAGGACAGGACAGAAAGGCATTCTCAGGAAGAAGAACGTGAGAAGAACAGGTGGCCCATGCTTCTTTTCCTGAGATCCGTTGTCGTAAGACGTGCGACGACGTTGGCCCACGGGCCGCAAGGGCAGGGCGGGTTGGAGGGAACGTCGAGAATCGCGGCGGTTGGCGACGTGGGCAAACGTGGCGCGACGTGGGCGGTAACGGGCGGCATCGGCGTAGGTACTACCTTGCCAGGCCGTCGCGCGAGGGCCGCGGGAACAGTCGCCAAAATAGGCACAGTTTGTTTGCGCGCGAAAAAAACCCAGATCGGCCTTGGCGCTATCGTGGAGGGCGTTTTTGGCCGGTTCTACGCCAGGCGATGCCCGGACGCGACAGGGGCGAACGTGGGCGACCTGGGGCGGCAAGGAAACGCACAAGGAGGCTGAAATGAAGGTTGAACTGCGAAGAACCGAGACCATCCGGCCGTACCCCGGCAACCCGCGCCTGAACGACCAGGCCGTCGAGGCGGTCGCCAAGAGCCTGCGGGAGTTCGGGTTCCGCCAGGCCATCGTGGTGGACGCCGACGGCATCATCATCGTCGGCCATACCCGCTGGAAGGCCGCGCAGAAACTCGGCCTCAAGCAGGTGCCCGTCCACGTGGCCACGGACCTGACGCCGGCGCAGGTCAAGGCGTACCGCCTGGTCGACAACCAGACGGCCACCTTGGCCGAGTGGGATTACGAGCTCCTGCCGGTGGAACTGAAGGACCTCCAGGGCCTGAACTTCGACCTGAGCCTGCTGGGGTTCTCCGACACCGACCTGACGGAGATTCTGGCGCCGCCCGGCAACGAGGGCCTCGTGGACCCGGATGCCGTGCCGGCGCCGCCAGACGAGGCCGTCACCCAGCCCGGCGACCTGTGGATTCTCGGCAACCACCGGCTACTCTGCGGCGATGCCGGCGAGGCGGCGGATGTGGACCGCCTGCTGGCGGGCGCCCTCGTCGACCTCGTCAACATGGACCCGCCGTACAACGTCCGCGTCGAGCCGCGCTCGAACAACGCCATCGCCGCCGGCCTCTCATCCTTTCCTGGCGACGACCTCCAGCAGAAGAAACTCCTGAACAAGACCTGCCGCATGGAGGGCACGCACGGCGGCTTGCTGCACCACCAAGCGTTCGACGTGGCCCGCCAAGGCACCAAGCACGCCACGACCGAGAAACTCCGGCCCAAGGACAGGCCGCTGGCCAACGACTTCGTCTCCGACGAGGCGTTCGAGAAGATGCTGCGGGCCTGGTTCGGCAACATCGCCCGCGTGCTCGTGCCGGGCCGGTGTTTCTATCTGTGGGGCGGCTATGCCAACTGCGGAAACTACCCGCCAGCCCTCAAGGAGTGTGGCCTCTATTACTCGCAAGCCATCATCTGGGTGAAGGAACACCCGGTCCTCACGCGCAAGGATTTCATGGGCAACCACGAGTGGTGTTTTTACGGCTGGCGTGAGGGGGCCGGCCACCACTTCTTCGGGCCGAACAACGCCACCGACGTGTGGAGCGTGAAGAAGGTGAACCCCGCCAGCATGATTCACCTCACCGAAAAGCCCGTGGAACTGGCCGTGCGGGCCATCGAGTACTCCAGCCGCGCGGGCGAAAACGTGGCAGACTTCTTCGGTGGATCGGGCAGCACGCTCATCGCGTGCGAGAAGACTGGCCGGCGCTGCTTCACGATGGAACTCGATGCCCTGTACGCGGATGTCATCGTCCAGCGTTGGGAACAGTTCACCGGCAAGAAGGCTGAGCGGCAGACGGCCTGAGGGCGATGCGATGGAGCGCGTGCTGTCATACCGTGTCGAACCTGTGCCGCGAAGCCTCATGGCGGACTTCGTGGCGGCGCATCACTACGCCGTGCGCGTGCCGCCGCACTGCCTCCTGTCGCTGGGCTGCTTTGCTGGCGGCGACCTGGTGGGCGTAGCGTCATGGGGCTATGGCGTCCGGCCGCGGCACACCATCCAGCGGCTGTTTCCGTCGCTGGGCACGGCGGACTACTACGAGTTGAATCGGCTCTGCCTGTTGGACTCCGAACCGCGCAACGGCGAGAGCCACTTCCTGCGGCTCTGTCGGGAGTACATTCGCCAGCGCGAGCCCGGCCGCGTGGTCCTCTTCTCGTGGGCCGACGGCATGCGCGGAAAGCCGGGCTACGTCTATCAGGCCGACAACTGGCTCTACGGCGGGTTCATCCGCACGGAGTTCTACGTCACGGCCGAATACGAGGTCGTGCATCCCCGGCAGGTGATAACCCGCTGCGGTCGGCGCGACCGGGCGTTCACGCGGAGCATGGGCCTGCGGCGGGTGCGCGGCCGCCAGTTCCGATACTGCCACTTCCTGTGCGGCCACGGCCTGCGGAAACGACTCCTGCGCGAGTCGCCGTTCCGGTGGGGCCGAGACTATCCGAAGAAGCAGGACTGCACCTGGACGGTCGAGGGGGCGGCGGAGGGATCAAGAGCGATCCGGGAACCTCCCAGGTTCCAGGGCGTGGGGCAGTTCCACGACGCCGCTCCACTTTTCGCCCAGTCTCAGGCCGAAGACACGCCCGAGCGTGCTGCGCCCGGGCGCGTCGCGGAGGTGGGTTGATGCTACTGGCGTGCGGCGGCGCTCAACTCGAACATGCCCCGGTCGGTCTTGTGGAACCGGGCCTCCTTGCCCTTCG